CTCGTGGGGGACGCGCGCACCGCAACGGATCGCTAGCGTCAGAGCCAAAATCTGGGAGGCCAATCCACTTGGAAGCCACCCCGGATTTCGGAATATTAGCGTGATATCAATGGACTAACCTGGACTCCAGGATGACTTCCGGAGTCCACCCGGAATCCACCTCGTGGACTCCACCTGGAAAGCCACCCCGGCATCCACCCTCCGCTCGACCGAGGTCTTTGCCATCATGTCGCTCAGCTTCGCGCCCGACCAGGTTGCGTCCTGGCCGATCGGACGGCTGCTGCCCTATGCCCGCAACGCCAGGATCCACGACGACAGTCAGGTGGCGAAGATCGCCGGCAGCATGGCGGAGTTCGGCTGGACCGTGCCGGTGCTGGTCGCCGGAAGCGGCGAAATCATCGCCGGCCACGGCCGGGTGCTGGCGGCTCGCAAGCTCGGGCTCGAAGCGGTGCCGGTGATCGTTCTGGATCACCTGACCCCGGCGCAGCGTCAGGCTTACCGCATCGCCGACAACCGGCTGACAGAACTTGGCGGCTGGGACGAGGCGCTGCTTGCCGGCGAGTTGAAGGAACTGGTGGCAGAGAACTTCGACCTGTCGCTGATCGGCTTCGAGGACGGCGAACTCGATCGTCTGCTGGCGCTCGACGAAGATGGCGGGACGGGGTCGGAAGCAGGCAACCCGCCGGTCGTGGTGCCGGAGCCGCCGCGCAATCCGGTATCGCGCACCGGCGACCTCTGGATCCTCGGCGATCACAGGCTTCTCTGCGGTGACAGCACGAAGCCCGAGGACGTTCGGCGCCTGATGAACGGCGAGCGGGCGGTGCTGTTCGCCACCGACCCGCCATACCTGGTCGACTACGATGGCTCGAACCACCCGACGCGGAACAAGGACTGGTCGCACTCCTACGGCGTGACGTGGGACGACAGCAGCCAGGGCTCCGACCTCTACGACGGCTTCATCGCTGCCGCGGTAGCCGAAGCCATCACCGAGGATGCGGCCTGGTACTGCTGGCATGCATCCCGCCGCCAGGGAATGCTCGAAGCGTGCTGGGAGAAGGCCGGCGCCTTCGTACATCAGCAGATCATCTGGGTGAAGGACCGCGGCGTGCTGACCCGGTCCCATTACCTGTGGAAGCACGAGCCCTGCTTCATGGGCTGGCGCCGCCCGAACCGGCCGCCGAAGGTGGCGGACGATACGTTGGCGTCGACCTGGGAGCTGCCGAGCTTCGCGAAGGACGAGCGGCCCGACCATCCGACTCCGAAGCCGCTCGACGCGTTCGGGATCCCGATGCGCCAGCATGTGGCACGCGGTGGGCTCTGCTACGAACCCTTCTCGGGCTCCGGCTCGCAGATCATGGCGGGCGAGGCCAACGGCCGGCGCGTTTACGCGATGGAGATCAGCCCGGCCTATGTGGACGTCGCCGTGGAACGCTGGCAGGCCGAGACGGGAAAGGACGCGATTTTGGGCGGTGACGGGCGGACATTCGCTCAGGTGAAGGCAGAGCGGCTGGGAAGGAATCGCGTCGAGAACGCGACGGCGGCATGAGGCAGTTGCTGAGCATGTCGATGGTGGAGACCTCGCAGTGGGAAAAGCCTTGGGGGCAGCCGGGCGCGTTTTCGATTGGCGAGGGCGCAGGCGGCGAAGGGCGGAATCGAATTGCAATCAGAGTAGAGCATGGCATAATTTTCGCCTAACCATGGCGGGTAATCTCATGTCTCGGAAAAGTGTTGCTCGGGCAAGAATGCAAGGAAATCTCGATGGCCTTTGCGGCGTGTATTCAGTTGTTAATGCTTCGCTGCGTCTCATCCCATCGCAATGGACGGAAGATCAGGTCAGGTCGCTGTTCCGCAGGTTATGCTCCCAGCTGGCTGCTGAAGGGCGGCTTGAAGACACTTTGTTTGAAGGAATGACAGTACGTGTTCTGGGACGGTTGATCGATGCCGCATCCGAATTCATGAAAACGGAGAAGGGGATCAGTATCAATCGCAAGATTGCCTTCGGGTCGGCGCCGAAAGGATTAGCCGAGTTTTGGAGTTCACTGGAAAATCATCTTCAAGGCGAAAGGGTTTCTGTAATATTAGGGATAGGCGGCAAGCATGACCACTGGACATGTGTAGGATCAATCAGTTCTGACCAAATGAAACTCGTCGACAGTGATGGGTTGCGCCAACTCCGCCGCGGACACTGCACGGTCGCAGAAGAGAAGAAAGGGCGTCATCATGTCTTGTGGCCGACACAGACGTTTCTACTTACTGCAACGTGAAGTGTTTGCCAAATTAGAATGGAGTGCCACATTTCGCCGGCGGTCGTGCGCTCGGTTCTCGCCGGCGACGACAAGCAGCGGTAAAGCAACAACCGCCGCCCCAGCGGGACGGCGGCATAATCGTGGTGTGTCCTCGTTCGTTCAGCCCTGCTCGATTTTGTAGACTCGGCCACGTCCCTCAATCTTCTCGGAGGTGATCGTCAGGCCGAGTTTCTTCTTAAGTGCGCCGGCCATGGCACCGCGCACGGTGTGCGACTGCCAGCCGGTCTCAGCCATGATTTCCTCGATGGTCGCGCCTTCCTGCGCGCGCAGCATTTCGATCAGCGTGGCCTGCTTGGTGCCCTCGCGCGGCGTGCGCGTCTTGGGCGCGGCTTCGGGTCCGGTGGGGGTGTTCGGCGTGGGCTCTTCGGCCGGCGCGTCCGTGGCGCCCGCAGGCGCGGTGTTCGTGTCCTCCGGCTCGATGCCGATGGCGGCGAGCCCTGCCTCGGTGGCGACCAGCGTGACGCCGTGACCGTCGCCGGATTCGCGCCAGACAGGCTCCCCTTTGCGGAGGTCGGCATCGACCCCCTCGACGAGGCCTTTGGCGATCATGGTATCCACCACCTTGGCGGCAGCACCTCCGCGCAGGGATCCGGGAAGCGGCAGGACGTTGTGACCCTCGCGCGCAGCGGCGGCGTGGAGGATTGCGGCTTGTGTGTCGGTGAGCTTGGTCATGGGGTCGTCTCCGTCGGCGGGGCCGCGACCGTCGCGGCCCTTCTACGACCCCAAGCCGCGCGGCATGGCGCGGCCGGAGTTCGGGCGGTAGCCGGGTTCACTCGGCGTGTTCGCCCTCCTTGAAAGCGGCGTCGGTGATGCGGTTCAGAAGTTCGGCGTAGTGGGCGAGCGTTCCGACATGACCCCAGTTGATGTCGTCGGGCGCGTAGCCAAAATGGTCGTCGCTCAGGCTCTTCAGTCGGTCGAGCATCGCGTCGATCTCGGCCTTGGCGGCGATGAAAGCGTCGATGGCTTGCGGCTTGTTCCGGGTCTTGATCATGGCTGCCTCCGTCCTTGCTGGTGACGTCATACAGGCTCTGATCGAAGCCCCCATCAAGTCGATAAGATGATGATTTCGAATACTAATCAGAGCTGCCCATGCAGGGGCTGAGTGAGCGTCAGTACGCGGCTCACCGTGGTGTGTCGCGGGGTGCGGTGCAGAAGGCGCGGACCAGCGGGCGCCTGGCGCTGCACGCCGACGGCTCGATCGACGCCGTCGGCTCGGACGCGCGCTGGTCATCGTCGACCGACCCGGCGATGGCGCGCGGGAACACCAAATCGGTTCCGGCCACCGCTATAGCCGGCGTCCGCGACACCCTCGCCGAAGCGGGCCAGGCAGCGGCCGGTGCGACCACGTTCATGCAGGCAAGGACCGCCAACGAGGTGCTGAAGGCGCAGGAACGCCGGGTACGCCTGCAGAAGATGAAGGGCGAACTGATCGACCGGGCGCGCGTGGTCGGCCAGGTGTTCGCACTGGCGCGGACGGAACGGGACGCCTGGGCGCAGTGGCCTGCCCGCGTCGCCGGCCTGATGGCGGCCGATCTCGGGGTCGAAGCCGGTCTCCTGCGCCGCGTCCTGGAGAACCATGTCCGCCAGCACCTCGCAACGCTTGCCGAGCCGAGGCTCACCGTCGACTGACCTGTCAGATGATTACGGCTACGACGGCGGCGACCAGGTGCTCGCGGCCTGGCTCCAGGGGCTCGCACCCGACCCGGACCTGACCGTATCGAGGTGGGCCGACCGGCACCGCCGACTGACCTCGGTGGCGTCGGCCGAGCCCGGCGCCTGGCGAACGGATCGGACACCGTACCTGCGGTCCATCATGGACGACCTGTCGCCGTCGTCAGCGGTCGAGCGGGTCGTCTTCATGAAGGGCGCCCAACTCGGCGGGACCGAGGCTGGCCTGAACTGGCTCGGCTACGTGATCCATCACGCCCCGGGGCCGCTGCTGCTGGTTCAGCCGACCGTCGAGGGCGCCAAACGCGTCTCCAAGCAGCGTGTCGACGCGCTGATCGAGGCAAGCCCGGATCTGGCCGCGCGCGTCCGAGACCCGCGCTCGCGCGACAGCGGCAACACGGTGCTGATGAAGGAGTTCCCGGGCGGCGTGCTGATCCTGACCGGCGCCAACTCGGCGGTCGGCCTGCGCTCGATGCCGGTGCGCTATCTGTTCCTCGACGAGGTCGACGGCTATCCGGGCGACGCCGATGGGGAAGGCGATCCGGTAGCACTGGCGATCCAGCGCGCGGCAACCTTCCTGAACCGCAAGATCCTGATGGTGTCGACACCGACGCTGAAGGGGTTCAGCCGGATCGAGGCGGCGTACCTGGAGAGCGACCGGCGGGTGTTCGCCGTGCCCTGCGACGGCTGTGGGCAGCACCAGCAGATCGTGTGGCGGGACATCCGCTGGACATCGGGGCGCCTCGAGGAAGCGGCTTGGCACTGCTCGACCTGCGGAACCCGGCATCCTGAGCACCGCAAGCCCGCGTTGCTTGCCGCCGGCGCCTGGCAAGCGACGGCGTCAGGTGACGGACGGACGGCTGGTTATCATCTCTCCAGCCTCTACAGCCCGTGGGTGTCGTGGGCAGAGATCGCCGCCGAGCATGCCGCTGCCAAGGAGGATCCGGTCCGTCTCAAGGTCTGGGTCAACACCAAGCTGGCGGAGACCTGGGAGGAGCGCGACGGCGAGCGGCTCGACGCCGATGGCCTGATGCTCCGCCGCGAAAACTGGGGCACCGCCGTGCCGGCCGAGGTCGCGGTGGTCACCTGCGGCATCGACGTGCAGGACGATCGCCTGGAACTGGAGATAGTCGGCTGGGGCCGGGACGAGGAGAGCTGGTCTCTCGACACCATGGTGCTGTGGGGGGATCCGGCCGGCAGCAGGGTCTGGGACGACCTCGATGCGGTGCTCGCCCGGCGGCTCCCGCACGCGACGCTGCCCGCGGACATCGCCATCGACGCCGCCTGCATCGACACCGGCGGCCACCACACTCTGGCGGCCTACGCCTTCTGCCGGGGCAAGGAGCGACGCCGCATCTGGGCGATCAAGGGCATGGCGGGTGCCAGACCGATCTGGCCACGTCGGCCAAGCCGGGCCAACAAGGGCAAGGTCAACCTGTTCGCCATCGGTGTCGATGCAGCCAAGGAGGCTGTCTATGCCCGGCTAAAGGTGATGCCACCCGGAGCCGGGTCGTGCCACTTCCCGCTGGAACGGGACGCGGCGTGGTTCGAGCAGCTGACCGCCGAGCGCGTGCGCACCCGCTACGTGAAGGGGTTCCCGCAGCGCTACTGGTGGAAGCCGGACGGCCGGCGCAACGAGGCGCTGGACACACGGGTCTACGCCTACGCCGCCTTGCACGGCCTGATCGCCATGGGGCTGTCGCTCAATGCCCGCGTCGCGGCACTGCCGGTGCCGCAAACCAAGACCACGCCATCCACACCTGTCGTCGCACTCCCGGCGAGCCCACGGCGACGGCGGGCGATTGCATCGACTTACATGCAAGGCTGAAGGAGCAATGACGATGACGCCCGACCGTCTTGCCGCCTGGCGCGAGGCGCTTCAGGAGGCACGGTTCCGGGGAGTGCTGACGGTCAAGGCCGGCGACAAGAGCGTCACCTATCGCAGCGACGCCGAACTGGCGGCCGCCATTGCGGCCGTCGAGGTGGAGCTGGCCCAGACCTCGGGCCGACGCCGCCCGCGCTTCCTTGCCACCACTGCGGCGAAGGGCCTGTGAGCCTGCTCGGCGGCATCCGGCGGCGTATCGCCATGATGGTCGGCGGCTTCGACGGCGGCCTGTCGGCGCGGCGGCTGCGTGGCTTCCACGCCAGCCGGGCGCACGTCAACGCGCTGATCCAGGCCGCCGGGGCGGACCTGACGGCACGCGCCCGCTACCTCGTGCGCAACAACGGCTATGCCGCCAATGCGGTCGAGAGCTGTGCCGACC